AACACCAAAACCTTGGGGGGGGGCAAGCACTACCACTTGATAAAGGTTCTTTACGAACAAATATAATATTCAATGATGACTGTATCAAAGGAATGTCATTGATGCCTGATGAATCGGTTGACTTGATTATTACCGATCCTCCATACAGAACTACAGCAAGGGGAAACGCAGGAAACAGTGGCGGTATGCTCCAGAAAGACATAAATCGAAAAGGTCAAGTATTTCAACACAATGATGTAGATTGCACAAAATATGCTCCTGAATTTTACCGCATACTAAAAAATAGTGGTCATTGCTATGTAATGACAAACCACGTTAATCTAATTCATATTCTCAATGTTTTTACAAAAACTGGATTTCACTTCATCAAATCTCTAATTTGGAACAAAGGGAATAAGATTATGGGACAGTATTATATGTCACAGTTTGAATATATTCTGTTCTTCAGAAAAGGCAAGGGTGTGAAAATTAATAACTGCGGTACAAGTGATATTTTATCTGTTCCAAATATCAAAACAAAGGGCGCAGACGGAAATAATTTGCATGATACAGAAAAGCCGATTGAATTAATGCAAATACTTGTTGAAAATTCATCACATGAAAATGAAATCGTTCTTGATCCGTTTGTAGGTGTTGGATCAACTGCTTTGGCAGCGGCACGTACTGGACGTAAGTTCATTGGATATGAACTTGATGAAAAATATTATGAGATTGCTTGCCAGCGAGTGGATCAAGAGATTTGGGAAACTGAATTATTTTAGAAAAGAGGATTTTGATGCAACCTGTTTATCCTGAATTTATTAAATTCTTAGATAGTTGTGGTTGCGATACAAGTTGGTATCAGGAAAATACATTCTGGTTAGACAACAACATCATTAAAGCCTTTATAACGGGGGGGCAAGTAGTTTGTCTATTTAGGATTACGGTTGATGATAACTTGAATTTATCTCTGAAGAAACATAGAACAAACAAGGGATATGCAGAGTTTGAATCATGGAATGAAACCATTTGTCGCAATCAAGATCACATAAAAGAAATTGAACATGAGAGTCTTTTGTTATTACATGAACAATGTATAGATACAGATAGAAAGATTGTTAATACAAACTCTACTGGCAAAGACAGCATGGTAGTAAATCATTTGGTAAAGAAATCGGGAATAGATTGCGAGACTTATTTTAATGTTACAACACTTGATGTAGCAGAAAGTAATCAAATGGCAAAACGAAATGGATTCAAACATATTTATCCTGATCCGCAGTATGGTGGTTTCTATAAATATGTTCATGATAGTGGCATTATTCCAACGAGATTTGCACGATTCTGTTGTACTTATTTCAAAGAAAAACCAACTGTAGATTATTTCCCCGCAGATGAAAAAATATTATTCCTATTTGGTATCCGTAATGAGGAAAGCAGCCAGAGGTCAAATTATGATGATATTACTAAAAATCCCATGTGGGGTGATCGAGACTGGATTGGTGTTCTCCCTATTCGTAAATGGACTGAATTAGATATTTGGCTTTATATACTTTCTGAAAACATTGAAGTAAATCCAAAGTATAAGTATGGGTATACGAGAGTAGGTTGTGGTATCGCTTGCCCTTACTATACAAAGTATACTTGGGTTCTTGATAAGTTTTGGTATCCATATCTCTACAATCGGTGGAGAGATATTCTAAAACAAGATTTTATAGAAAAAAATAAGTGGCTCATTATGAATTGTACAATTAATGAGTATGTTACAAAAGCATGGACTGGTGGTGTATATCGTAAAGAGCCAACTGATGAAGTTATTCAAGAATACGCAAAATATGCTGGATTAGACGAAGATATAGCCAGAAAGTATTTTAGTAGATATTGTGAAAACGGATGCCTGAATACAAGAGGACAGCCGCTCAAATTAAAAGATAAGAATACGCTTGCAATGAATATGAAAATGTTTGGTCGTGATATTGAAAAATTCAAATGCAAGAAGTGTTTGATGAAAGAGTTTGGATGGACTCAAGAACAATGGAATAACCAAGTTAATGAATTCAAAAATCAAGGATGCAGACTATTTTGATTATAAGGAGAGATGCTAATGAAAATTTACTATGCTCATCATGTTTGGAAGTACGATACACCTATGGAGAATTTTGAAATTAAGTGTATTGAACGGCAATTTAAAGATGCAGTTATTGTAAATCCTCGTACAACCATCCCGCAAGATCAACCAGAAAGCGTCATTCTTGATTACGCATATAAAGCACTCAATAACTGTGATGCTATTGTGTTCTCTACATTTTCAGGAATGATTGGACATGGAGTATTCAATGAAATCATTTATGCTTTCAATGCAGGAAAGAAAGTATATCAGCTTGACGGAACTGAATGTATTGAAATTAGAAGTTACACAGATTTTATTAAGCATGGAATTCGTGATTTTATTTTCCGTGGCGATAACAGAATGTACGCTGTTGTAAATTCTCCATGTTGGTGATGTAATGGGATTAAGGGTTTTATCAATTTGTGGCGGTCTTGAAACTGGATTGCTGGCCTTAAAAGAATTAGGAATACCAGTTGATGAATACCATACTTATGAAATTTTTGAACCAGCTATCGAACTTAGCAAAAGGCATTTTCCTGAAATTATTCATCATGGAGATGTTATTGGAGCAGATTTTTCGCAGTTTAAAGGTTTTGATCTGGTGATGGCTGGTACGTGCTGCCAGAGTTTATCGGTAGTCCGGCAAGAAAACAATCAAGTATGTTCAGGACTGAAGGGCAAATCTGGCATTTTCTTTGAGTATGCAAGAGCCGTCAAAGAAATTCAGCCAAAATGGTTCCTGTTGGAGAATGTAGTTCCAAAAAGCAAGACTGATCAGAATATTATTACCGATAACTTGGGGGGGCAAATTCCTCAGTTGATAAATTCAAATCTCTTTTCTGCACAAGACAGGGAGAGATTGTATTGGACGAATATTCATATTGGTTCGCTGCCTAAATTAAACACAACCGTCCTGAAAGATATAATGGTATCAGATGCGCCAGAGAAAGATTATTATGATAAGCCATATATCTTTCATGGTGTAGATAAAAAAGTAATCGCTACATTACAAGTTAATACACATGATATGTTGAAACGAGTTTACAATCCTCAATTTAAATGTGCAACTTTGACTTGTGTGAATGGTGGTTATCAAGAAAAGAAAGTTTGGGATAATGGACGTATTCGCAAACTGACACCTGTTGAGTATGAGAGGTTACAAACATTGCCAGATAATTTTACAGAAGGATATAGTGACAATGTTCGGCGTTCACTCTGCGGCAATGGGTGGACAAAAGAGGTTATAAAGCATATTTTCAAGGGCTTATAACAATAAATACAACAAGAAAGAAGGTATAAGATGGCAAAGATTGTAGAGTTAGAAAGTGGCACTAATCCTGTTGAGGAAGTTACTGATCCAAAGCAGAAGGCAAAGAACGAGACAGAGGAAATGATTCAGCGTTTGATGAAAAAGGCATATGTGCTTGGATTGTCTGCTGGTATGAAAACCATGTGTGGTTCTATTCTTGAGAAGATGAATCAGAATAAGAATCTTAATCCTCAGAAGCAGTTGATGCTTTTACGTCAGTGGTGTAATCACAATTTGGCAATTAACAACCAACAGGACGAGAACAACGATACAGAAAGCAAGTCAGAGGAAACTACAAATAATACAGATAAAAAGGAGAATGAAAATGATGCGTAAGTCACAGAGCAATTCCACTATTTTGACCGAAAAGGCGGCGCAGTTAGACAGTCTGATGAAGGATTCTGAGAACGCAGTATCCGTGATTACCACAACGATTGATAGGCTGGCAAATGTAAATGCCCGTATCAATTCTACTCGTCAGGAGATTGAGTCCTATAAGGCCGAACTTGAGCGTTTGGATGGTTCTATGGAGCAGCAGTTCTCTCACAACGCTAAGATCATCGAGAAGTTTAAGAACTTTCTGGAGGACTAATGAATAGGGATACGTTTGAAAAAGAAATTGGCTGGATTCATTCAGAGAAAATTGCAAAGTTTGCTACATATTGTGTAAACAATCTTCCTGACTATTTCTTTACGGTTCCTGCATCGTCAAGTGGCAAGTATCATCCTTCTTATGCTCTTGGAGATGGTGGCCTTGTCCGGCATACTAAAGCTGCTGTGTCTATTGCTCATGAGCTGTTTAATCTTGAAATGTTCCCATTTACTAATGACGAGCAAGACTTGATTATTGTAAGCCTTATTCTTCATGATGGCTTGAAACAGGGTGATGGTAATGGAAAGAGAACGGTATTTGACCATCCTATTTTTGCAGCAAATTTTGTAAAGAGGTGTAATATTGAAAGCCAGTTGTTGACTGATGAACAGGAAGCCTTTGTAGTAAACGCCATTGAATCTCATATGGGGCAATGGAATACATCAAAGTATTCTAAAGTTGAGTTGCCAAAGCCTAAGAATAAGTTTCAGAAATATGTTCATCTGTGTGACTATCTGGCCTCACGAAAGTATTTGGAATTTAACTTTGAAGCTATTTAAAAAACAGTAAAGGAGAAAAAGTAAATGAGTTATCAAGCACGATTCAGTTTTGTTGGTACTCCCGTCATTCCCAAGCAGAAGTCAGATACCAAGCGTCCTTTCTGCAAGGAGGGTGAGTATGTTGATAAGCAGACTAAAAAGAAGCGCAAGACGCTTTCTATGACGTTTGGTGTTAAGGAAACGGACTCAAATATGGCCTTTGTTGAGGCTTTTGATAGTGTCCAGTCCACAATTAAGACAATGGATGCCGACAATGAGAAGATGGATGTTGATTGGGATGACCGTTTCGATGAGGAAATTGTTGATAAGGTTGCCAGTTATCGTAAGTACATTGTTGATCTTGGTGAGGAATGTGGTGGTCGGCAGGAGTTCATCACCGTCTATGACATGATTCAGCACTTGCAGGAGTATCTTCCTCAGTACGATGGGCGTGTGGTGGTTACAGGCCAGTTCACCCGTGATTGGTACGCCAAGAAGAAGATGTATTTTAGCAAGTTCCGTATCCAGAATGTTTTTGCCGCTCCCGAAGAGCGCAAGAGTCGTTTGCTGATTACTGCTGATTTGTTCTATAACAAGTCCAGTCTGGATGATTCTGATTATGCAGAGAATAAGAAAATGACTTTGGATTGTTATATTGAGCAGTACATTAACAAGGATGAGGGTCGGAAGTTTGTTCCTATTCAGTGTGTGTTCTCTGGCGCAAAGTATGATCCTGAGAATGAAAAGCACAAGAAGTTGCTGGCTAACAAGATGAGTTATCTCAATGTTGCCAAGATGAAGGTTCAGAATGATCAGGATGAGATTGTTACTGTAAAGGGTGATGAGTACGTTCATATCCCTTGGGAGATTGTTCTTCTGCGTGGTGCCGAAGAGGTTGACTTTGACGAGTCTATGTTGACTGAGCGGCAGCGTGAACAAGTTGAACTTGGTATTCGCACTGTTGATGATTTCCGTCCGAAGGGAAATGTCTTTGGTGATCGGGTTGATGAATTTAGACTGAAGGATGTTATCATTTCGTCTGACGATTTCAAAGATGGATATTGTCGGCTTGCTGATGACAAGGGAGATGAGTTCGAGGAAAAGATTTATCAGCCTCCGCAGGATGAGACTATGGAAGAGGCTAAGAAGAACTCTAAGAAAGCTAAGAACACCGAGTCTGATGACGATGATCCTCCGTTTGACGAGGATAAAAAGAAGGATGATGGTGTTGATGAAGATGATCTGTTTTAAGGGGAGGTAGATAAATATGGCAAGGAAATTTGGACAGAAGCGTGAGATTTGCATTGACCCTTTGGCTTATAACATTGGTCTGATCGGTGAGAGCGGTATTGGTAAGTCTACTGTTATCAAAGAGGTCTGTGAGAAGTTGGCTGGTGATGAGGGCTATATCGCCCTCGACATTGGCAAGGAAGATGGTCATGATGCAATCAATGGGATTGTGTCTGAAAAGATTCCTGATTGGGCTAAATTCAAGGAGTTCTGTGATGATGTGATTGAAAACAAGTTGACTGATTACAAGGATTTGCGTGTTGTTGTTCTTGATACATTTGATCAGTTGCTTGAGATTGCGGAGCCTGAAGTTATCCGTATGCACAATAGGGCTAATCCTGATAAGCCAAAGATTACTTCTATTAAGGCAGCGTTCGGCGGCTTTATGGCTGGCGAGGATAAGGCAATTCAGATTGTACTTGATAAGTTGTGGGAACTGAAGGGCGTTGGTGTTTCATTTATTGCGATTGGACATACCAAGAAAAAGGATGTTGATGATCCGATTACTGGTGAGTCTTATTCTATCTTGACAACCAATATGAGCCAGCGTTATTTCAATGCCCTCAAGACCAAGTTGCATTTTCTTGGTGTCGCCTACATTGACCGTGAGATTGTCAAGCAGAAAACGGGCAAGAAGAATGTTGTTACCAAGCAGGAAGAAGTCAAGGGTAAGGTTATGAGTGAGAGCCGCCGCATTTCTTTCCGTGATGATAACTACAGTGTTGATTCTAAGTCTCGCTTTGCTGATATTGTTGATGAAATTCCTCTGGATTCTGACGCTTTTATCAAGGCAATCACTGATGCAATTATGGCTGAACACAGTAAGGGCGACAAGACTGTGGAACAGTCTAAGAAAGATTTAGAGAAGGCACGTAAGCAGAAGGAGGCCGAGGTTGCTGAAAAGTTGGAGCATGATGCGGCAAACAAGGTCGATGAGGAAAAGAACGCTGAGTTGGTTAGCACCATTCAGAATAAGTTTTCCGATGTAAGTGCTGCAACCAAGAAAAAGGTAAAGGCTTTTATGGCAGAGCATGATATTCCGAATTTCAAGAACGCAGATGAAATTCCTACGGCAAATCTTGAGGCCATTGTCGCTATGCTGAATGAGGATGAATGATATGGATAGATACAGTAGCGGTAGTATTATTGGTTGGATCATCGGTATTATTCTGTTTTGTATCTTTGAGCCTGTCATTTATTTTGGCCTTGCCTATTTTGGTGGCTGGATTATGCAGATGTGTATTGGCACTACAATTACAAACGGATTAAACTTGATGTTTGACACGACACGATTCACACCAGATATTATTCCTCTGGCTTGTGGTACACTCGCAACAATCGGCAGCTTCTTTAAGACACGTGTAAGCAGTAATAGTAGCAAGTGATTCAAAGGAGGATAATCAGTTATGGCAAGGTCATGTAAATGCCATATCACGGGTGAAACCGGGACAACTGATACCTTTGTAAAGATTGGGAAGTATTACTACAAAAATCAAGAGATATATGATGCAGAGCAAAAGCAAAAAGAAACTTATAAATCTTTGATTGATTATATCTGCTATGAGTTTTTGGGATATGGGGATGGTCAGCCCTTCCCCACATCCCTTCCCAAAAAAATTAAGGAACTTTCATTCTACGATTATGAAACCATTCTGGAAACTTTTCAGAAATGTCACGATGATATTTGTTACTGGATGGAACATAAACAATTTGAAACAGAGTATGGAAAGTTATCTTACATCTTTGCAATGGTAAAAGACAAACTCTCTGATGTACGTTCTGATCGTATTCGTAGAGAAAAGCAAAGTGAGAATACAAAGAAAACCGAAATCGAATGTGGTGATTTGTCCAGCATTGGCACAAAACACCGAGGGAAGGATATAAGCAGCTTTCTTAATGATGATGAATTATAAGGAGGAACTGGCAATGACTGAACGTGAATATTTCGATGCGGTAGAAAAGATTATTAACAAGGCACTCGCCGCTGGCATGACATTAGACGAAATCTGTGAGAAGTTAGGAATTACCACTGATGGCTGATTATCATGTTGGTGCGGGTTGTTTTGGCATATATGCAGGAACATTAAACAAGAAGGGCAATTTGTGGCAAAACAAAACTGAATGTACAGATGAAGCCATAAATGCTGTCCGTGATTACATGGTGCAAGAGTTGCTTGGTGGTCTTGATTGTACTAAAACATCGTCCAATGGCTATCAATGGACATTAAAAGATGGTCGAATTGTAGAACTCCGAGTGACAATTAAGGATGGTGATACAAATAAGTCTTAAAAATTATCCGCAGGAATTAATTAAAGGTCGAGAGAGCGCAGAGGCTACGTTTGTATTTTGCTTATGGAAGCAGCCAGATTTATTTGATGATTTTCAAAGAATTAATGCCAATGATGACCAAACGCTAAAAACCGAAGATGGTACATTTTATTTCTCACTTGGGCGACAGATGTATAATCAAGGGTTTAGATCATTTGACAATGTTACAATTTACACATTTCTTGAAAATAAGCCTACTGTTAAAAAGCACTTTGATGAACTTGGAGGTTATGCGACAGTTAGTGAACTTTGCTCATTAGTCAATCCTGAAAACGTTGATGCTTACTATGACAAGATTGCAAAAATGAATACCTTAATGACATTACATGATAAGGGGTTCAGTGTGATCGACAACATAGAAAAGTTTGCAAAAATGACTAATCAAGAAGTGTATGATTATTATGATTACATTTTAAACAGTGTAAGCATTAAGAACACACATGATATTGATGTTGAAACATTAGAGATTGATGATAAGTTCCTGAAGGAATGTGATGAAGGGTCTGCACAAGGAATTAGTTATGGGGCGCATTGCCCGATCCTGAACTATTTGACTCTTGGCACACCTCTTGGTGATATGTATATGTTCGCTGGACATAGTGGTGTTGGTAAAACTTCTTTTGTCTTTGAAAACATGATTTTGCCAATGACGGAAGATGGTGTAAAGTGTGCAGTAATCAGTAATGAGCAGCGGTCAAAGGATTTTAAGCAGTTGTTGCTTGTCCATATCATGACAACTGAACTTGATTATTGGGGATTAACCAGAAAGAAGTTAAAAATTGGCAACTTCACAGATGAACAGTGGGAATATTTGCGTAAGGCCAAGAAAATATCTCAAGAGAAGTATGGAAACATTCAGTTTGTAAAGTTGTTCGACAATGATATGAACAAGGTCAAAAGGATCATTAAGAAACTTGCCAAGTTGGGGTATCAGGCAATAATGTTTGACACGATGAAATCTGAGGATGAGATTGATGAGGCTATGTGGCAGCAACTTCTTATTCATAGTCGAAAGTTATTTCAGATTACAAGTCGAGAAAACATTTCTCTGATCTGTACCTATCAACTTGCCTTACATACTTTGAACAAGCGGTATTTGGATGCCAGTTGTCTTTCTAATGCCAAGCAAATCAAGGAAGTTTTTTCTGAGATGGTATATGCGAGGCCACTTTGGGATGATGAATACCCCGGAGAAAAGTTTGATGTAAAAGCATACCAACTGGAGAAAGACAGTAGCGGTAAATATACAAATGTACGAAAAACAATTCCATTGGATCGAGATAAGAAATATATTGTTGCATTTCTTGATAAAACAAGAAACGATGATGATAAAATTCAAGTCCTTTATCAATTCAATGGCAGATTCAATCGTTGGAAAGAGATTGGATATTGCTCTGTATTTAATGAACACAAGTAAATTATAAGGAGTAAAAGCAATGGAACATCTGACAAGTACACAACAAAAAATGGTAGAAGATAATCACAAACTCATTTATGGTGCTGCTCATAAGTACAAAATCAATCTTGAAGAATACTATGACGTTCTGGCGATTGGATTGTGTAAGGCAGCTATGGCGTTTGATGAAACGAAAGGCCAGTTTTCAACTTTTGCATATATCATTATGCTTAATGAGTACAATGGCGTATTGAGGCACAATAAGACGAGTAGCGTTATTCCTGCTCAAAATATTGTATCAATGAATACTCGAATGGCCTCAGATGATGGTGATTGTGTCGTAGAGTTTGGTGATATGTTTCCTGATAATGTAGACATTGAAAAAGATACCGCAGAAACGGATTACATACGTTTTCTATGTAAGAAAATTTCCAATCCACAGGAGCAAGAAGTTATTAAGTTGTTGGCTGATGGATTTACGCAGTCTGAAATTGCGGAGAGAATTGGTGTTAGCCGTCAGCGTATTGGTCAGTTGATGAATAAAATTCGAGCAAAATTGGGGAAATATGCGGCATGAGTGTGGGTTGTTTATGTTCCCATTGTGATGCTGCTGATTGTAATAGACGCAAGAATGATAAAATTCGGTGTACTAAATACAGTCAGTGGGTAAATCCGAATGATATAGGCTGTGATGCTTATGTAGGTGCAATGTCATTTGCTGATATGTCGCCTGAAAAAATGAAAGAAATCGCAAAACTGTATCACGATTTAATTATGTTAAATAACAAGTAATACAACAAGGAGTGTGTAAAATGAAGAATTGGAAGTTGCTTTTGATTGTTGCAACCGTTGTAATCGCTGTTGTGATGTTGTGTGTTTTTTCATTCCAAGGGGTTCAGAACAAGGCTATTTCGTTGGAGGAACAGATTAACACAGCACAGTCAGAGATTAAGGTTCAAGAGAAGCGTAGAGCAGACCTGATTCCCAATTTGGTTGACTGTGTTCAGGCTTATGACGAACATGAATATCAAACCTTGATGGATGTTGTTAATGCACGTGGTAGTTCCTCTGATGAAAGCGTTCAGGAGATTCAGACCATGATTCAGGCTGTTGCAGAGGCTTATCCAGAACTCAAGAGCAATGAAAACTATCGTGAGTTGATGAATGAGTTGGCGACTACTGAGAATCTGATTGCGAACTATCGCAGTAACTTTAACAAATGGGTTAAGAGTTATAATCAATACGTAAGGAAGTTCCCGAACCGACAGATTCTTGGGATGCTTGGATATGAAATTATTGGGTACGAATACCTTGACTATAATGTTTCTTCAGATGCTCCAACAAATCTGTTTGAGTAAAGGATATTTGCATGAAAGTTACTAAGCGAGAAATTATCTTTAGTGTTGCTATTGTAGCGGTAATGTTGATTTTTGGCATTGTATTATCAGACAAAATCAATGATAGCCTGATGAATTCATATCAAGAGTACAATACAGCATTGCAGATCAATGATGATCCTGAATTGTTCAGATATGGAATGAGAACAAATGTTGGCAATGCGTTCGTTCATGGCAATTTGGCAGCGGTTGGTTCTGTATCATATCCTGAAGTTGAAGGCCAGTATGCCACAATGACAAAAGTGACTGAGCGATATACGATGCACACCAGAACAGTAACCAGAACACGCACTGTCAATGGTAAGACACAAACTTATACTACAACGGAGAATTATTGGACTTGGGATAGCATTGATAGAGATTATCTTCATGTTGATAACATTTCGTTTCTTGGTGTAGAGTTTCCATATGGAACAATAGACTATTTCCCGGAACACATCATTACAACCATTTATCAAACTTCACATTTACGAGATGTATATTATGGTTCTGATTTGGAGTATGAAGGAACTATTTATACAGTGTTATCGGACAACACAATTTCAAATACTACTTTTTACTGTAATAGTTCTATAGAGGAAACGATTGATTCCTTAGAGATTAAATGGCAGTTGATTGTATTTTGGATTGTTTGGGTTTTACTAATTGGTGGCCTTGTGTATGGTTTCTATTACATTGATAATAGGTGGCTTGAGGGATAAGTAAAGTTCGATAAGAAGGGAGGGTGATATTATCGTCAATGCCTTGTCGTTATCGAATTACTTAACAAACAATGTAGATGCGTGTATTACCCTTCTTGAGTGTATGGGTTTTACACAGATTACATATAGGCAGCATAAAAATGAAATCAGGTTCAGCCGTGATGAAGGTCACAATCCCACAGCCATGCGGCTCAAACTTGACACATTAAAGTTTGATGGATTTTCAATCAATGCACATGGTAATTTGTATTCTCTTGTGATGAAATATGAGAGTATGACATTTCCTGAAGCATTAAACTTTATTGCGGATGAACTTGGATTGCAAAAGAGCCAATTTAGTAGAAAGGTCAAGTATCCTTTTGGCGGGTTCTACAAAGGCTTAATGAAAGAAATTCAAGAGCCGGAGTATTCGATGCAAACATATGATACTTCTATTCTTGATGAGTATGCAGGAAAGTATAATCTCATGTTCTTTCGAGATGGTATTAGCTTTCAAACACAGGAATATTTTAATGTAGGTTTTGATATAGAAACTTTGCGGATCACTGTTCCAGAATATACACTGGACGGTAAATTGTGCGGGATCATGGGGAGGTTGAACGATAGCAAATGCTCAAAAGATGAACGCTGGTTGCCGATCATTCCATGTTCCCGCAGCCTTACCCTTTATGGATACCATCACAATTATGAAACAATCCAGCAAAAGAACATAGTTGTAATTGGTGAGTCTGAAAAGTTTGTCCAGCAGCTTCATTCAATGGGGAGCGGTATTGGCTTGGCAACGTGTGGCTGTGATGTAAGTGATGTTCAGGCCAAGCATATTAAATCTCTCATGACAAATAAGATTATTTTGGCTTATGATGAAGGACTGGAGGAAGATCAGATACGCTTACAAGCTGAGAAATTGATTCTTAACAATGCTGTGTTTAAGAACAAAGTAGGATATGTATTTGATAAGGACAATGAGATTTTACCAAAAGGAAGTAAAGCAAGCCCATCTGATATGGGTAAAGAGGCGTTCACTGAATTAATACAAAGGCACGTTATTTGGTTATAGATGTGAGTTTGTTTTCAAATAACAACAAATACAACCGTAAGGAGAGATGTTATGGCAAAGCGAGATAAAGACCCAAGACTTCAAGCCTTATTTGATGCTGAAAAGAATGTATATAGTATTTCAAAGTGTAATACTATTGAGGAATGTTTGTACGAAACCTTTAAATCATACATTGAGCATGATAAAGGAGTAAATGGTATTTATGGTGTCCTTGGAACGAAAATTCATGACAAGCTGGAGGAAATTATTAATGGGGAGGCTACAGTTGATGAACTCCCTGATACTCTGAATCAAGAACTTTTAGATTTGGATATGCTTGGGATTGAGTTTCCAAAAGATTTCAAGGGTAATGACAGTATCCGCAACAACTGGATTGCAGACATGAAACATTTCTGTAAGACATTCCAACCGCCAAAGGGAAAGTTCCAGACTGAGCAACTGATTATCTATCCTTTGTCTGAGGACAGGTATATTCAGGGCTACATTGATCTTATTCGTGAAAATGCAGATGGGACTATTTCAATTTACGATTGGAAAACATCTACAGATTTCAAAGCGGCTGATCTTCTGCATCATGGGCGGCAGCTTGTTCTTTATGCTCTGGCAAAAGAGGCAGAGGGGTATACGGTGCGTGATGTGTCATGGATTATGCTGAAATACTGCGAAGTCAAATTCATGGGTAAGAAGCGGTCTAATTCTAAGAATAAGACTGAAATTGTAAAAGTTTTGAATCGCGGTAAACTGGTTAGCGAATTGAAACATCATATTGAAAATGATCTTGAAGATCTTGGTTATGATGAGATTGACATTGAAATTATGATCAAAAATGCTCTTAAAGAAAATTCTTTGGATGTGTTACCGCAAGAAGTTCAAAAGAGGTATATTGTTAAACCTTATGTACGGCGATATGAGATCACCGATGACCTGCGGCAGGAAACGATTGACTATTTGAAGCAGATGGCAGATTTGTTTGAATCTCTTGATCCTGATGACGAAAGTCAGTGGCCACCCCGGCAACTTACACGTGTAACCGGAAGCGGTAAAGCGGTTGAGGATACGTTCTTCTGTAATAACTTGTGTAATTTCCGAAAGACTTGTGTTCATATTAAGCGTTTTAATGATCAATGGGAATTGCGCAAACTTGACAACGATGAAGACGCAGATTTGTTTTAAGGAGGAGTAAAATGTTGAAAATTATTGTTGCTGGTGGTCGAGACTTTAATAATTATGAATTTCTGAAACAAACTGTTAATCAGTTTCTTTCGGTTAATTCAGTGGTTGATCCGTATATTGTATGCGGTAGAGCAAGAGGAGCTGATACTCTTGGTGAAAAATTTGCAAGAGAATATAATTATCGAATTTGTTACTTTCCGGCGAATTGGGATACATACGGCAAATCTGCTGGATTTGTTCGTAATGTTGAAATGGCAGAAAACGCAGATGCTCTAGTTGCTTTTTGGGATGGCAAAAGTTCTGGAACAAAACATATGATTGAAACTGCAAGAAAATATGGTTTGAAGGTTCTTGTACAGGAGTATTAAAATGAAAACAGAAAGTGGTCAAGCATTTCATAAAAAAGATTGTCTATCAGAAATGTTGCTAACACGTAAATATCGACCAGAAGACGAATCACTCGTTTACACTTGCAGAAATAATATGATTATGTGTGTAGCAGTAAATAATATAGATGCAGATACAATTACAGAAATTGATAAAAAGGCGTTAGATTCCATACAAATTCAACAATGCTTTAAATGTTCTCATCTTCAGCAATAATATTATATTTATCGCAATATCTGCGACGAGTTTGTAATTCATTTTTGTTAGTTATATCTGAAAACTCCATAAACGCGAGAGAAGCATCATTGGGAATTTGATATACAGAAAGCATTCTAACTTTTTCCAGATTTTCTCGAATTGTATAATACCACTTAAATGTTTCCCACAATAAATGCAAGTATGTTCTCCTTGAATCATTGCCATTTGGTTTGTCTCCTAATATATTTATATTAAGTATAGCATATCAGCACGACTAATACAAGTGATTTCATACAAAGAAAGGATGATTTAATGCAAAATTACCATCGTCATACGTCCTATAGTAATCCATGGGGATTTAAGGATTCTGCTGCTGTAAATGAAGATTACGCTAAACGTGCGGTTGAATTAGGGCACAAGGTAATATCCAGCGTAGAACATGGTTACCAAGGTTACTATTTTGAAACATTTGAATTAGCAAATCAATATGATTTGAAATTTATCTTTGGATGCGAAGCATATTGGGTAAAAAATCGACATGAAAAAGATAGAACAAATGCACATATCATTATACTTGCTAAAAACGAAAATGGACGTAGAGCAATTAATTCTATTCTTTCTACTGCAAATGAAGATGGTTATTACTTCCGCCCTCGTGTTGACATGGAACTGCTACTTAGTCTGCCAGCAAATGATGTAATAATTACAACGGCCTGTATTGCATTCTGGCGTTATGAAGACATTGAAGATTTACTTATTCAGTTACATAACTATTTCAAGAACAATCTGTTTCTTGAGATTCAATATCACAATACAGAGTCGCAAATTGCTTTGAACAAGCGTATTTTGGAGTTATCTGAAAAAAACGGAATTGAAATGATTGCTGGTATGGATAGTCATTACATTTATCCAGAAGAAAAGGTAGAACGTGAAGAAGTCGCAAAGGTGACAGGAACGAATAAAGATGACTCTGCAGCCGCAAAGCCGAAAACGCGTACGGCCAAAAAAGTATATCCAAACGATCCATGCCCTTGCGGCAGCAGAAAGA